TGAGAATATGCAGAAATCCTTAGAGGCGATCAGAGAGTACCGATTTGGCGACTACCCCGATCGTGAGGATTCTGGCTTGCGGGGTTGGACGAGATACCTCATGGGTACTTACAACGATCGTTACTGGGGCGAGCGTGCGATAAAAAGTATGTCTTGGAAGGCCCGTTACGATGTCAAGCAGGGGAGTAGGACTAAGCCGGTTCTGGAAGCTCTCCACCTTAGTATCTACGGTGTCGGGCTGAGCCCCAAGAACGTCCAGGAAGGTAAGCTCCACGGCGTGGGTTTGGATAAGATTGTTGATAAGGACTGGAGGAATAACCTGAGCCCCCGGCACATCATGTATTTCGTCTCCGAGAAAGAGCTTTCTGCCTTCATGAAGAAAGCTGAGGAAGGTAAGGAAGAAGCCAAGATGTTCATGAACATTGGCTATGATCTATCCAAGGCGGAGGATCGAAAGAAGATCATTGACTATCAGACCGACCTAATCCAGGCTCAGGCACGAACCCCGAAAGCCTGGGCATCCATCCAACAAACCCGTAAGGACTTCCTCAAGTGACACTCACCAACTATAACTTTGAAGAAGACGACCAGGACAGCATGTCCTGGTTCGGAGACAACCCGCTGACCGACATTGCAGCTGGCTTGGGTTCTGGTATCCTGGGCGGTGTCGAAGGCGTCCTGTCCCTGGCAACCTTCGGTCAGATAGAGTTTGAGGACAACTTCGGACTCTTCGACGCCCCGGAAGGAATCATCGGTAACTTGATCTCCGGGTTCTCCCAGATCGCTGTAGGATACGCTACTGGTGGTGCGGCGCTTGGCGGCATCTCCAAGCTAGCCAAGTTCCATAAGATGGCGAAGGTGTCCAAGGTCGCCTCGAACATCAAGAACGCCCAGAAGATGAAGACTGTCGGCGGTCGCTTGGCGGCCGAGGTTGGTCGAGTTGGCGTGGCAGATTTCGTGGCGTTCAAGGGCGACGAGGGTCGTCTGGCCGACATTCTGAAGGATGTCCCTGGACTGGAGTTCACGAAGTTCCTTGCCTCCGAAGAAGATGATTCGGACATCGAGGGACGCCTCAAGAACATGGTCGAGGGCAGCTTCCTGGGCCTGGGTGTCGACTCGGTCATGGAAGTGTTCCGGGGAGTCAGGAAAGCAAACAAGGCGATCCAGACCAAAGCCTCCGAACAGAAGGTGGTCGAAACCTTGGACGATGTGGAGGACACGGCAACCGTGGCTCGCTCGGAGACGTACGATGACGTGACCACGGCTCGCCGGTACGAGGAAACGGACACAGAAGAGATGGCTGTCCGGACATGGTTCGGAGAGCTAAGCGACGACTTCGACCCATCTGAAGGTACAGTTATCCTGTCACGTAACGTGGTAGGAGGCGACGGTGTTGCGCTTCGTGGCTCGAACCGCATCGACGCCAAGATCGTCCAGGGGGCCGACGACGCCTACTCGTCCATAGGTGCCTTCCAACTCTCTAAGACTGCTCGCATCCTGGACCTCACCGGAGATAGCGGCAGGATCCTGACCAAGAAAGCTCGGGAGATTCTGGGCTCCAAGGGATCCGCGGGCAGCGTCCCAATGATGAACAAGATGCAGCTCTTGGAGATGGCGGTCAAGAAGAGCGGTGAGTACGACGTCATCCGCCATGGCCACAACTACTCGGTCGTGAACCCGGACGTGATTCGATCACAAGTCACTAGGCTTCCCGGCGATCCGATCCGACAGCTTCAAAAGGCTGGCAGAGATAAGATCTGGTCGCAGCTGCCGAAGTCGGTGACGAACAACATGCCGGTCATGAGTATGCTCCGCAGCATGGACCTGACGCACGAGAACATCGTCGCGATTGCCGACGACCTGGACAAGCTCGTGGCCTCTGGCGCTAAGCCTGAGGATCTCATGGGCGCTAAGCTCCCTGGCGGCCTGAACATCTCGAAGCTGAATGGAAAGAACGTACAGATGCTCCACATCCTTAGGCAGCAGATGCTCAAGGGTGGAGACGAAACGGCTCTTACCCAGAAGGTGAAGGGGAAGAAGCAGAAGAGGCGAGGTAAGGGCAAGCACAAGAGGAAGCGCGACCGCGTTGAGCTAGGAACTGAGCACGCGATCGGTAAGGACGCCGAAGAGCTAGGTGGTGAAGCTCTCCAGGAAATGAGCACCATGCTCGGCCGTCCTCTTGCTGAGGTGAGCGAGCAGATCCGGCAGGATATCAGGAACGTCGAGGGCGCGGCCCGTCGGTGGCAGTCCGGCAAGGGCATTATTGAGGCTTACTCTAAGACTCTCTACGACATGAAGATGCTGGCACGAAAGCTGGAAAACGGGTACACCCCGAACGGTGCCGAAGCCAACATGTTGAAGACAACCACTACGGACGGTGCCGAGACGATGATGACCAAGGAGCAGTTCTCCGAGCACATCGCCCGCCTTAGCTACGACATGAAGGTCTTCGCAGACCTGAACGGCTTCACCGGCAGCGTGCTGGGCCAAGGCCTGCAGAGAGGCCGATTCGGTACGGACACCTGGGACCAGACAGCCTACCAGCGTTTGCTGGACCGTAAGGGTCCCGGACGCTACGACACCCTGCAGAAGGTCTACAACAGGCAACTCGACATGGCGAGTGGAGATCACTCGGTAGCTGCTGCCCTGGACATCGCCGCTAAGAACCCGAAGATGCAGGGCGTACTAAAGTACCTGTACTTCGCACTTCTGTCGGGTCCGAAGACTTTCTCGGTCAACGCGCTCGGCGTGACGGGCCAGTCGTTCTACCGACCCCTCGAAGGATTCTTGGGAGCCATGGTCGCCAAGAAGGTCATGTCCCCCAAGATGGCCCATGGTATGTCGAGGGCGATGCAGAAGAACCTGAAGAGGTTCCACTACCTCGGCCAGGAGTTCAAGGATCTAGCGGTCACCTTCAAGCGTAGGGCCACTAAGGACCCGAGCTACAACCCGAAGACCCGAACCGGCAAAGGAGTCGAGCGTGCTGTTCGTACCTTTACCGATCCTTCGAGCCCCGGCCTGACCGGTAACGCCGCCTGGGTCGATACGGACGTGACGGGACTGAAGAACCGCACCAAGGGCGACCACATCCTCAACGCCCCGACCGGCCTGATGAAGCTCGCGGACGAGATGGGCAAGCACGCCAACGTATTCGCGTACTTGCGGGCCGAGTTGGAGCAGCAGTGGGATGACATGTGGGACCTGTACCGATCGGATCCCCAGAAGCACGCAGACCTGGGCTGGCGTCTCAAGAAAGTGGACAGGCACCACTGGGTCGAAGCCGAGGCGATGAACATGCTGTCGCGTGACCACATCGCCACCAAGGAAGCCCTGTACATGGAGGCTTCGGAGTACCACCCGCACCGGAACTACCCGGACGCTCTGGAGCGGATGACGGCTATCAAGCACCACGTAGACAACCGCCTAAAGTACGGCCTGTCTACGGGTGACCGCGGGATGCCTCTGGTCAAGGACCGCGCAGGTCTGGCCGACCGTGCCCGATCCCTAGCTCAGGAGAACTCGTTTACCAAGCCGCTTGCCGAGATGGCCTCGGAATCCAGTGAGCTTGCTTACGCGCCCAAGCTGATCGCGCATGGTGGCTACCACTTGCAGAGGCTGACCACGAGCTTCCCGATCATGAAGTTCACGACCCCGTTCGTGCAGACCCCGATCAACCTGCTTCTCGCAGCGTCGGATCGCATGGCTGTTCCGTTCTTGAACCAAGATTTGACGGAGGTCATTCACCATTTCCTGAGGAAGGGCAAGGCTAAGATCATGGGGCAGGAAGCCCCCAAGTTCGCTGAGTCCTCCGGGCGCTTTGCAAAGATCCTAGCTTCCGGTGACGAAGACAAGATCGCCGAGGCCGTCGGCCGCATGTCTATGGCCGTAGGCCTGACCACTACGATGGCTGGTGCCGCTGCGGCTGGTATCATAACCGGAGCAGGTCCGTCGGACCGGGACCATCAGATGGCTCTGCGGGAATCCGGCTGGCAGCCCTACTCGCTCAAAGTAGGCGACACCTACGTTAGCTACCAGAAGCTCGACCCCTTCGCTTCTATGATCGGTCTTGTCGCTGATGTGCATGACCACATGAAGTACGAGACGGAGATGGACGACGACAACTCTGAATTGAGTGAAGTTGTTCAGGCTATTGCCGTGGCTACCTTCGAGCAGCTTCAATCAAAGAGCTACTTGCAAGGCCTTGGACAGCTCATGGACATGGCCACGGATCCCACCAAAGAGATCCCGGAGTTCAGCGGCAAGATGCTGGGCAACCTGATCCCGAACCTGATCGCGTCCAGCGACGAGCTGTTCAGCGACAACATCGAGGAGGCCCAAGGATTGTGGGGTACCTTTACCCGCCGGATCCCCGGCGAGATGATTGCCAACAAGAAGCGTAATGCTCTTGGCGAGCCGATCAGTCGGCGAAAGTTTGAGAGTGCTGGTGATTTCGTTGGCGGCATGGTCAACTACACCATGGGCATCAACGTCAACCATACCGGAGACGACCCTCTTGACCAGGCAATCGCAGAGCTTGACTTCCCCCTGAGACGGCCGTTCCACCACAAGGTTGGTCTGAATCTCAAGAACCAAATCAACGACACGACCGGTCAGTCGGCGTGGGACCGCTGGCAGGAGCTTACAGCTGAAGTCAAGGTTGGAGGAAGGACACTACGTGAGCACCTACGTCGCACCGTCAACTCTAAGAGGTTCAGGGAGATTGGCATGATTGCCAACCTCGGCAACGAGGACGCATATGACGAATACCGTAGGGACATGCTCCATGAGATTATCTTCAGGTACCGGGACGCTGCTTGGCGTAAAGTCCTACAAGAGTACGAAGAGGTGGCCTATGCAGCCCGACAATCACGTTCCTTCAGGGTGGATCGTATGATGCGCCTAAACGATCCAGACTCACTTGACCTCAACTACCAGCCCCGATAACCCATGACACTTGTTTCTTCCGGCAACTCCTACGCCTTCTACAGTGGTGACGGGTCGACTACGACCTTTAGCCTGGGCTTCCCGTTAATCGCTGAGTCACACCTTGTGGTCAAGGTCGGTGGCGTGGCCGTCAGCACTGACGACTTCCGCGTGAATGCTGGCAGCGTCATCTTCGACACGGCCCCAGCTGCAGGAACCAACAATATCCAGCTGTACCGTAGCACCCCTCGTACCCCTCTGGTCGACTTCCAGTCCTTCGGATCCATTACGGAGGAAGAGCTGGACCTGGACCAGACGCAGCTGATCTACTTGCTGCAGGAGGCCTTCGAGACTGACGATGCCGGTTCGGTTACTAGCGGTTCTGAGAACATCGTGTGGAACGAGACGGAAAACCACTGGGAGGCCTCGCGTGGGGGGGTCAATCAGGCAATCGGCAACGTCGCGGATCCGGGGGATTCCCAAGATGCGGCCACTAAAAACTACGTAGACAACGCAGTTCAGTTCGGCGTCTCAAGCACCCCGCAGGCCTGGTACTTCAACACGCCCAGCAGCACGTTCCTGCTTGAGAACGGAGATGGCTTGGATGCTCGTTACTTGATCGTGAGCATTGACGGCGTCCTCCAGATTCCTTTCCAGGACTACACGCTAAGCAGTAGCGGGCTGAACCCTAACCTGAACCTTGTCGGTACTGGCCTCCAGTCCGGTCAAGAGCTTTCGGTTCAGAACTTCGGGGTGATGCGGAGCCTTCTGAGCACCACCCCCGCTCCGAACTCTGTGACGTCTGAGGCGCTGGCCTCTAACTCTGTCACTGCTCCTAAGATTGCAGCCAATGCAGTCACGGAGACCCGCATCGAGAACGAAGCAGTCATCGAGTCCAAACTGGCGCCCGGCTCCGTGACCTCCTCGAAGATCGCGGACGAGTCGATCACCTGGGACCACATGAAGGAGGCGGACTTCGCCCCTGATCAGTCAGGCCCGCCGTACCCGGTGCTGAAGCTTAACAGCGGCGGTGACCTAACCATTGACACGGTTGATGCTGCCGATATCTCAGACCTATCGGCGTCCATCTCGGCTACTCCAGTGAGCAACTTGTCCGCAGCCACGGGGGCCCTCAGCATGGGGGGCAACCCGATCAACAACCTGCCGAACCCCCCACCCGCGGACCACGCGGCGTCCTCTAAGGCATACGTGGACGCCCAGGTCGGAGCGGCTACCGCTTCCGGTGTCGATTTCATCTCGCACCGCACAGTCCTGGGGAACGTAGCTGGCAACAACACAGCCATCCTAGACTGGAACATCGACAACGAGCTGCAGGACTTCTCAACGTACGAGTACTTCTCGGGAGCCATTATGGGGCTCCATGTTCCTTCACAACTAGCTAGTGGCTTCTCAATTGAGGCCAAGATTTCTGGCAGCAGCACCTACTCCCCACTGACTCGGTACTACTTCCATGGCGGTCATCCGTGGGGCCTTCCCATGAGGGCCGTGTACGTCAGGCCGCATATCATTCCTTTCACGTTCTACAACCCTGCTACAGCCGCTGAGTATCCTGTGTTTGAAGCCCACTCAACGATCCTGAGGCACGAGTTTGACTCTTCTAGTTCCGACCTGGCGTCTCCCCTGCCCCTTCAAGGTGTCGTCGAAACTCTCCGTATGCGTACTCACCGGGGAGGCACCGTGAACAACAACACCATCAACGAAGACCACCAAGGCCCTATTACCGTCACTCTCTACGGACACCGGAGGTCTAGTTGATGATGCTGTCGAGCACCACGGTACCTGAGTCGGCGCTCATGGCTGCCATCGGCGGACTAGTCGCTGCGATCATCTTTCTGTTCCGCATGATCATGACCAAGAACATTGAGTACAGCAACTTATCTATGCGGGTAGGTAAGCTGGAAGGCAAGCTGGAAGGCATCGACGTGTTCGCAAACAAGGTCCTGGAAACCGTCGAGAAAGCTATCCACGGAGAAGAAAATGGGACTAGATGAGATCACGGCCAAGCTCCACGAAGGGTTGGCTAAGGAACTTTTGGAACGGGTACTGAGTGGTGAGGCCACCACCACGGACCTCATGGGAAGGCCCCACGGATG